GACAAGCGTGACGCCTACCACATCAGGCACGACAGCTGTGTGTGACTTTGCAGATTTAACATTTAGTAATGCTACAGTGACAGCACGAGGATGTTTGATCTACAATGATACACAATCAGACAAAGCTGTAGCAGCTATTGATTTTGGTGGAGATAAAACCTCAACCGCAGGAGATTTTACTATTGTTTTTCCTAGCGCTACCGCGACTGGCGCAATTATTAGGTTAGCTTAGATGTCGCCTCATGCCACTATCAAAACTTAATTTTAAGCCTGGTATAAATAAAGAAGAGACCGACTACTCAAACGAAGGTGGTTGGGTAGACGGCGATAAAATTCGTTTTAGAAAAGGTCGAGTCGAAAAAATAGGCGGTTGGGAAAAACTATCTCCAGATACCTTAATAGGTTCTGCAAGAGCCTTACATTCATGGATTTCATTAGGCGGTAACAAATACTTAGGTATTGGTACAACTAATAAATATTATATTGAAGAGGGTGGTGCATATAACGATATAACGCCAATCAGAAAAACCACTACAAACTCAGCAACATTTGCAGCTACTAATGGATCTTCAACCTTAACCGTTACCGACAGCGCTCACGGTGCTGTTAATGGTGATTTTGTTACCTTCTCTAGCGCTGTAAGCTTGGGCGGCAATGTAACAGCAACTGTGCTCAATCAAGAATATCAAATCACGTTAGTTACAGGCACAAACACTTATGAAATAACTGCAAAAGACACAAGCGGAGCTACCGTTACTGCAAATGCTAGTGATTCTGGTAACGGTGGTTCTAGCACTGATGCGATATATTTATTAAATTCTGGCTTAGATGTATTCGTGCCTTCTACTGGTTGGGGTGTTGGTGCTTGGGGTGCTGGTGCGTGGGGTTCTGCAACAACTTTATCCGACATAAACAATTTACGATTATGGACGCATGATAATTATGGAGAAGATTTAATTATCAACCCCAGATCTGGTGGCATATTTAGGTGGGTTGAGAACAATGGACTAAGCACAAGAGCTGTGAATTTAGCGACTACAAGCGGAGCTAACTTAGTACCAACTAAGGCATTGCAAGTAATCACCTCTGAAACAGATAGGCACTTGATTGTTTTAGGAGCAGATCCTATTAGCAGTGGCTCAAGATCGGGCGTGTTAGATCCTATGTTGATTGCATTTAGCGATCAAGAAAACCCATTAGAGTTTGAGCCTTTGGCTACAAACACTGCTGGATCGCTTAGATTATCTTCTGGTTCTGCAATAGTTGGCGGTATAAAAGCAAGACAAGAAGTGTTGATTTGGACTGATACCTCACTATATTCAATGAATTTTATTGGACCGCCTCTCACCTTTGCGATCAACCTTATAAACGAAGGCGCAGGCTTAATAGGACCTAAAGCTGCGACGAACTCACCGCGAGGTGTTTACTACATGTCAAAAAAAGGTTTTTATTATTACAACGGCTCAGTGCAAAAATTACCATGTAGCGTGCAAGATTATGTGTTTTCAGACCTCGATGAAACTCAAGCCTTTAAATGTTTTGCTGGATTAAATGAAGAGTTTTCTGAAATTTGGTTTTTTTACCCATCAGTGACTGACAACGAAACGGAGATTTCTAGATACGCAATTTACAATTACGAAGAGGGCTCTTGGAGTATCGGCACATTAGAACGTTATAGTTGGTTGGCAGCAGGCGTCTTAGATAAACCGCTAGCAGCTGGTGAAGAAAGTTCAACTAAGCGCATTTACGAGCACGAGAAAGGTTTTAACGATGATGAAAGCGCCATGGATGGTGTGTTTGTAGAATCAGCTGACATAGACATAGCAGATGGCGATAGGTTTGTGTTTCTTAAACGCATTTTGCCAGATATTTTGTTTGTTAATGAATCAGGCACTAGCCAAGATCCAGCAATAAACGTGGTTGTCAAAAGGCGTGATTTTAATAATTTGACTTTGGCGACGGACTCAACTACACAGATAACAGCGAATTCTACTTTTGGTAATTTGCGCACACGAGCTAGACAATTTGTGCTCAGGTTTGAGTCCGATGATGACAATACCGATGCTGACAAGAAAAATTACAAGTGGAGGCTTGGTAGCACTAGAGTTGAGATACAGCCATCAGGGCGTAGATAATGAGCAAACTTCTGCCAACACAGTTGCCACAAGCTAGCGGTGAGACAGTTTCAGCTGATACTTTCAACAGATTAATTAGAATATTGGAAATAAACCTTGGATCTGTCGATCCAGACAGCATAAAGTCGTTTAACTCCACAGACCTTAGTGAGTTGCAATTTGCCACCGGTGCTATTATATTTAACTCAACGACAGAGGTTCACCAAGCCTTTGATGGAACGCAGTTTAGAAACCTGTATGAGCATCAAACTTATTTAACTGGAATCTCTGCAACGATGAGTATAGGAGCAGTAACAGTAAGTACACCATGATAAGCGAAAGATTACAGCAAAGAATAGCAAATCTAACAGGCGACCCCACTTTGCAAGACATGGCAATGAGAACAACTGATCCTGTATCGCCTCCAATGAAAATAGGTGATATGCCTACAGGCGGTGAGCCAATGATGCTTGGTGCTGAGGACATGTCGGCAGAGGACAAAGAAACTTTAGAGTCTATGCTACAAAGAGCACAGCAAGTGGAGATGGCGCCGTTAGGTGAGATGGCACAAGAGCTGGCTATGCAAGGCGAAGGCGAAGATACGCAGTTAGCACATTTACGTCCTGGCGAAGTTGTGTTGCCACCAGAGTTTTTTGAAGATGCTAAGTTTGAAAAAGCTGTAGAAAATAAGTTTAAGCAAGCAGGCATAGATCCTGAACAAGCAGTAGTCGGTGTAGGTATAGCAAGCCTTAATGAAATGACGGGTTTAGAGCAGTTTGGGTTTTTCAAAAAGATAGGTAAAAGTTTAAAGAAAGTCGTAAAAAAAGTTGCACCGATAGCTGCTTTTATACCAGGTGTTGGCACTGCATTAGGTGGTGTTTTAGGTGGTGTGGCAGGTAAGGTTGGTGGCGCTCTAGGACTTAAAGGAACTCTCGCTAAAAAAGTTTTAGGTGGTATTGGTGGACTTAAAATACCAGGTATATCAAACATAGCAGGAGGCGCTGCTGGTGGTTTTGGTAGTCTAAAAGGCTTGGGTAGCTTAAGTGGTATGTTAAAAGGTGGTCCTTTTGGTGGATTAACTAATCAGGCGACGCAAACAGGACAAATTAGCGAAGAAGAGTTTGCTGCCATGAGCCCATTAGAACAACAACTATATCTAACACAATCGCAAAATCAACAAAGTGGTATTTTAAAAAACTTATTAGGCAGCCAACAAAATGATGGCGGCCTATTTGGCAGTGGTTTAGGTGACATGCTTAAATTGGGAGGTATCGGTGCGTTGGCGTCTGGCTTAGGAAAGTTGGCGTATGAAGATGCGAAAAAACAAACAGGCGTGCCATTAACACCACTTACAACCATGAGTCCTACTGGTAGATACAATATCGAAGCTGAGATTGCAAGAAGAATGGGACAAGCTGCACCAAACCCAGTTGAGTTTGGTTTATTGCCCGAGGGCACATTACCAGAGTTGTCTGGTGGCAAACCAAGAGGTATGCGAGCAGGTGGTATCATGGCTTTTGCTCAAGGTGGAGCCGTGCGAATGCAAGAAGGTGGAGAGATGGATCCTAGTCAATTTCCGAGAATGGATGGGGATATCAACGGTCCAGGCACAGAAACTAGCGATGATATACCAGCTATGTTAAGCGATGGTGAATTTGTGATGACAGGACAAGCTGTAAGAGGCGCTGGTTCCTATGAAATACAATCTGATGGTAATGGTATTATCAGCCTAATACCGTCTTTAAACGAAGATAGAGAGCGTGGTATGGACAATATGTATAAGATGATGGATACCTTTGCTGACAGAGCGGAACCCTCATAATGAGTTTATTCAAAAAACTTGCTGGAATAGCAAAATCAAACCCTACAAGAGGCGGTGGTAATGCAAGAGCTTTACCTGTGGGTAGAGTACCTTTTAGAAATGTAAGAGGTAGACCACGCCCAATATCAATTGGTAGGCCAGTTGCACCTCCAGGTGGCTTACGACCTTTACCAATTCAACCACCAAATATAGGAGGGATACAATTTACATCACCAGATCTAAAACTTTTTGGTCAACCCTTAGTACCTGGAAGCGGAACTCCTCGACCTCAAACAGGATTAACCGCTGCTGAGTTATTAGAGCTATCAGACGAAGAACTGCAAGGGTATATACCCACAAGATTTATAAGAACTTCACCTGGTTCTCCTACTAAAACTTTTAGAGATAGTCCAGAAGAGTTTAGAAATCAATTACAAAGAGAACTAGATGCTGGGCCTGATGAAAAAATGGCAGCTTTTGGTCCAAGAAGATACAATTTAGTTGAACAAAGTCCACCATCATTAGCAAGCAGACCAGATATACAACCAATCTCAATAGGAGGCCCAGGTGGAGGTATAGATGATGGAGGAGGCGGAGTTGGCACAGGTTTACCTTTAGATAGACCTCTACCTAATCCAGTCTCAATGCAAGGACCTATAAGTCCGCCACAACCATCTCCAATCGCACCGCCGCCAGATGGAACACCAGAAAATCCTTTTCCGATGCAGCCAATACCACAACCACTTAGACCACAACCACCTATATCAATAGGTGGCCCTGTAGGTCCAGGAATACCATTTACACCACCAAATTTAAGACCACGACCACCAATATCAATCGGAGGTCCTAGGGTAGGTATAGATGATGGAGGAGGCAAAGTTGGCACAGGTTTACCTATAGATGCTCCAATTCAAGGACCTATAAGACCGCCACAACTTGAGCCAATCGGTTCTATACAACAATTACCACCAGATACGAACGAGCTGCCAACAGCAAGTCCCTTACCTGTACT